GAGATGAGAAACGGACTCATCGCGAAAGCGTAGAAGAGCCTTGTGCTGTTCAACTTCTTTCCCCTTCTCGAAAATCTCTGCCACCGGGAATTTGCATGCCGTAAGGAGTCCTGCGAGGCCCGCTCCGACGATAATGACTTTGCTCATTAGTGACGATCACTTTTGTTCAGGTGAAGAAAAAACCCGGCACTAAGTCCGGGTTTCGCATTTTACTGCTACGCCGATGAAGGCTTATTCAGCGTCAGCGGCAGCTTGTTCCGGTGCTTCGTCGGCAACAGCCGTCACGAAGTCCAGGTGGCCGCGCTCTTCCAGCTTCGACAGGAACGAACGCACCGATGCGCCGTACAGCAGCGGCTTGCATTCCTTCGCCAGCACGTCGATCTCGATTTCATCCCCCACGGCGTAGTTCGTACGCAGATGTTCGAGAACCTTGCCGCGAATCGACGTGGACTGCGGGTTGCTGAAGCCTTCAGCGTTCAGGCGCACATGCGTCGCCTTGGCGCGGCGTTCGCCTTCGATCTTGGTTGCGGCCTTGCGGTCTTCGACCAGCTGTGCACGCTTCGCGACTTCAGCAGCGCGCTCTGCCTTGGCAGCTTCCTTGGCGGCTTCGCGCTCTGCCTTTGCCTTGTCCTTGGCGTCTTGCGTCTCTGCCTTCTTGGCGACCTTCGCGGCTTCACGCTCCACCTTCTTGGCTTCCTGCTCGACGGCGCGAGCCGCTGCACGTTCAGCAGCCTTCGCTGCCTTGTCGGCTTCGCGCGATTCAGCCTTGGCGACACGCTCCGCTTCCTTCAGTGCGTTCGCGGCTTCGCGCTCTTCTTGCTTCTTCACCTTCGCGGCTTCGCGTTCGTCAGCCTTCGCCTTGCGCGTGGCTTCCTTCTCAGCGTTTGCCTTGTCCTTCGCGGCTTGCTTTTCGGCGGCAGCTTGCGCGGCCTTTTGTTCGGCGGTCAGTTCCACCGGTGCGGTGGTCTGTGCGTTGTGGTGACCTTGGTGATGACCGTGTTCGTGACCGTGCGACATTGTTACGTTCTCCTGAGATGTATGAAGGTAAGACAAACTTGTCTTGTGAGGAAATTATACCTGCGTACTTCAGCGCTGAAGTGTTCAGTTCTCCTTATTGCTTCGATCCAAAGTCGAGCCAATCGCGATAGCTCAAGATAGACCAAGCCGGATAACGGTTGCGCATGTACGCTTTATATTCGACATAACGAATGAAGACATCGGACATCACAAATCTCCTTGTGCGACATCAGGAAGGTCAAAGCCTGGGACGCGCCAAAGATTGCCCAAGGCAGCGACGATCTTGTCGATGCTAGAGATGTCGGTCTGATGAACGCGGCCTTCTTGCGCAATTATGCGGATGACTTCTAAGCGCGGAATAACTGTCTTCTCAAAGTCTCGCGCTGCTTCTGCCGTCGCGAATCTTTGGTCAGGCGCGTACGACGAAAAGAATACAGTTACAGTCTGGATGCTCATTTGATGTAGGTTCCTTCAGAGGCAATACAAATGTCGTTAATTGCGCCACCAACGTACGGAGCGTGATAGCGCACCAGGCCGGTCGTGTAGACCATCTCAACGATGATCGGAATGCGATACCGGTACAGTTGTGTTACGTTCACCATCTTGTCCGCGAGCGCGCCGTTGAAGCCCTGAATCACGCGCGGCAGAGCGTCTTGCTGGGAGTCGCCGCGATCACGGTAGTTGGCCGCGACGTTCGCCAGGTAGCCGTCCAACTTGCAGACAGCGGACGTGCGCCCAATAAACGCCCCACTACGCCGCTCCTTCTCATCGGCCAACTCGTTCTCCAGCCGCTGGCGCGCGAACCCATCCTGGATCGAAGTGGCCTGCAGCCTGGCCACTTCGTTCGCCCGGTCCTGCGCGATGGACCAGTAAGGCGTCGCATTCGGATCCACGCCAAGATAATGCGTGGCGCAACCGGACGTTAGGAGCGCGAACGATAGGGCGATGAGAAGGCGGTTCATCCCTTCTGCTCCAGCGTCTGTCGGGTGAGTTCAAGGCGGCATTGCGCGGCCCACGTGTTGATCTCGACCGCGCGCTGGTGGTCGGTGCGTCCGATCTCGTCGGCGTACGCCTCCATGGCCTTGATCGACGCCAGTGCATGCGCCGGATCGCCTGAGAGCGGGCTGAGAACGAAGTACTTCATTTGGAGTCCTGACATGATTTAACGTCTCCCTTGACGATATACGGTTAGCATCTTCGCCGCACGTGTGTACGCTGTGTACTGCAGTTTGGCGTAATCGCCCATCATCTCTTCCATGACGAGTACGTTGTCCCACTCGCTGCCCTGGGACTTGTGGATGGTACAGCAGCCGCCGTACTGGAACCCACCGACATTCTTCAGCGCCTCGTTGCGCGCCTCTTCGTCGCGGCTGAACGACAGCGGGTTGTACTTCACGCGCTTCTCGCGTCCATCGGTGAGCGAGCGGATACGCATGTACATCAACTCGTCAGGATCGTTCTGGTCAACGTCCGATTCCGGCAAGTCTTCGAAGCCGATGACGATGGCCTGCTCACCGTTCATGAAGTTATACGAGTGTTGGTTGAACCAGCACATCACCTTCTCGCCAACGTTCGGCTGATCACCCTTGAAGCCAATCGCCTCGCGGATTTGATTGTTGATCGCAACGCGCGTGTTGTTGTACGAGCAGAGGATTTGCGCGTTCTCCTTGTAGTGCTCCAGAAGTTCATCCAGCGACGGACGGCCATCACGAATACGTACATCGTTATACTCGCGTAGCGGTAGGCGCTTCCCTTCGCGAACGAATCCGGCCGCGCGTATGATGTTCGATTCGGCGGCTTGGCGCATGATCTCCGTCAGTTCGAAGTCCACTGCTTCAGGCGATAGCGACGGCGGGGCCTTGACCGGCTGCAGCTGGCCCAGGTCACCCAACTGCAGGACCGCGATGCCGTGCCGCAGCAACGCCGCCATATCGTACGCGCCGACCATCGACGCCTCATCCAGCACGACGAGGCGCGGCCTATCGTCCAACGTCGCCTTGTCCACAAAGATCGGGTTGCCTTCCTCGTCTTCGCCGCGAGGGTTGTAGATGAACTGGTGCAGTGTCTTAGCGCCCTTACAGCCCTTCTGTCGAAGACGGCTTGCTGCCTTTCCGGTCGGCGCAATGAACACTGTCGAATACTCGTGGCAGCAACGCGCTGCTGCGGCCCTGGCCAACGAGGTCTTGCCTGTGCCCGCGCGTCCGGTGAGGAAGAACGTCTGCTTGCGGTGGCGCTTATTGATCCAGCCGTCAAACCATTTCACGATGGCTTCGATTGCTTCTTGCTGCTCTGGGTTAAAGGTAATCTCTTGCGGTGTGCTCATGCCTGTGATGCTCCGTTAGTGTGTTCATCGGCTTTGTGTCCGAGCTAAGTCACTGTGACTCAACGGGTCCGAGTATAAGCGAGCGGGGTGACTTCCAATTGGTCGGTGAGAAGGCTTATTTGCCTTATTACGACTCCGTTAAAAATATTCAGATAGTGGGTCAATTGTGCCACAATAGCTGACCTATAATCCAATCCGTCCGACGAAAGTAATTCAGTAACGGCTTCCAGGTTGACCGGTAAAACTAACCTGCAAATACTAATAGGCAGCAGCGATCTTGATCAGACTTTTCGTTTCGTATTCCGGCCTGGACGCGGACGGCAACGAGTTCCAAAGCAACGGCTTCTATGATGTCGAACAGATGCCACGCGACAAGGATGCACTCAACAAACTCTCCCACGCCATCATGGCCCGCGACGCACTCAAAGGCTTCAACGCCGTGGCCTGTGTCGTGCTCTTCTTCCAGCAGGTCTAATCCCAATCATGTCCACACAAAGAGAACGTCTCGCCGCGTGCGAAGAGTTCCTGGCCGAACTCGGCAAGGGCATTCCGGACCACGAGCGCGTAATGGCCGGATACGCTGACGAGGCCACGGTGCAAGCGGACGCGTCCGGAAAGAAACTCAACGCTGGCTGGTGGCCTACGCCGTATAAGAGCGGTCGTCACATCCCGATGGAGGATAATTGTTATGTGTGCATCTCGTCGTCAATCAAGACCCCAAATCCCAAAACCGGTGCGCTACGATACTGGCGAGGGGAAGCATCATTTGGTCACGGACTCGCCCTTATGGTTGACGACATCGGGACTGGTAAGGGAAGCAAGGGTGAGCTCAGTATGGATCAACTCTGCGCTATCCTTCAGCCTACGGCAACCGTGGAGACTTCGCCTGGCAACCACCAGTGCTGGTACTTCCTCGATGAGCCGGTGGACGACCGCAGAAGGTTCAAGGCATTCCTCATGGGGTTCGTTAGCCACGTGCTTCTCGGAAAGGGCGGAGACAGTACGATTCGAGACATCAGCAGGTATGGCCGGATGCCTGCAGGCATCAATAACAAGCGTACAGCAGACGGCGCTCTCAAGTATCCGGTTGAACCCGATGTGGCCCGCAATAAGCAGCGGCCTTTCGCCGTGCGACTTGTACAGTCTGACTACTCGCGTCGATACGGAATGGATCGAATCGCAGCTGCGTTCGGCTTTCCTATCGTTGTGCCGGTGGAACGGCTACTGAGTGAGAGCGAAGAGACGGAGAAGAACGAGGCCAAGTACTTCGACGCGCTGTGGCTTAAGGAAGCCACTTGGATTCTAGGCCGGATGAAGATGGGCGAAGGCAGTGGCGGTGAAGTATCGTCAAACATGTCCGGCAAGTATCGTATAGCTTGCCCATGGGGAAACGAGCACACGAACGGCGATAAGTATGGCGCTTACTTCCGTGGCTCAATTCCGGGCGCAGAATACGACTATGTTTTTGGGTGCGGCCACGATACCTGCCGCAAGGACAATAAGCGTACATGGTCCGTCTTCGTGGACAAGATCGTCATTGCGACGATTGCGGAGCGGCTAGATTCAGTTAACGCAAAAGCGAGTGACCACTGTGAAGACTACAAAGAATAAACTGATTCCTTTCATCGTCATGAAAGGCGGGCGGGCGGTCGATTGCGTCAAGGCTGCAGACATCAGTATCGCGCTGCAGATCGCACTCGATGCGTGGGAACGTTTCATTGGCCGTGACGAGACGTTCTCGGTGGACTTGATGCCGCCTGCCAAGCCGCGTCCGGTGATCGTGAAGCCCACGAAGAGCGAGATCAAGGCGTTTGGCTCTGTGCCGGTCAAGCAAGGCTGGCCGTTCACGAGCATCATCCACTGCGACGTCACGGTGGGTAAATAAGCATGTCCGAAATGGAGGATTGGGAAGAGCAGTCAATCGAGAATGAGACTGCGGCGCTCCAGGATGTCGAGCACGTCAAGGCCGCGAAGCTGATCGCGGTTGAAGAGGCATCCAGCGTTGCATCGGCAATCCGCAGTCATGAAGGGGATATCGTCAAGCGAGCGCGCAAGCTATTCTCTGCCGGGTTCATTCAGTACCCTGACGTCAAGAGCGTCCGCAAGAATGATATGTTCGTCAATCAGCCGGTGATGACGGATGAGAATAAGGTCACGGTACTGAATGCGCTCTTCGAAGGCATTGACGAGGCGATACCGCACCGTGACCACTTTCGCGGTCGGATTGTTGACCACGAGGGGCGGATTATCGATGACCACTATCCGGTCGTGCGCTGGATCCAGGCATTCTCTGCTGCAGGCCTTAAGGGCGTATCGGCAAAAGCGGCACGCGATGTCGTTAAGGAATGGGCGCTGGATCAGGAACGGAACGACTTGATCAATTACGTTGAGAACCGGATTCCTGAGTGGGACGAAACGCCCAGGATGGACACGGCGCTGATTGACCTATTCCAGACGTTCGATACGCCGCTGAATCGGGACTTCGGCAAGTACTTCTGGCTGTCCCTGTACTCTCGCATCATGATGCCCGGATCGTTGGCTCCTATGGTGCTCTCGTTGTTCGGAACGCAGGACTGCGGCAAGAGCTACTTTGGCAAGTTGATCTGCCGCGTGCTCACCGGCAACGCTGAAGCCGATACGGTGCAGCTGAATCTCGACGGCGAGAAACTGGAGTTCCTTCGCGAGATCACCGGGCAATCGGTCGTGGCGTCGGTCGGTGAAATGACCGGCTTTACGCGCGGCGACTTGAACAAGATCAAGGACTTCATCACGCGTACATCGGACAAGATGCACTACAAGTTCGAAGGTACGTTTGACCAGCAGCGCCAGTTCATTATTATGATGGACGGCAACAAGTACGAAGGCCTGCAGCGCGACGATACTGGTAACAGACGTTTGTATCCGATGTTCTGCGGCCAGCTGCCGGACTACCTTGGGCAACCGGCTTGGCGCGCGGATTTTGCGGCTGACTTCACCAGCTTCGAGCCGCGCCTGTGGCAATTGATGGCTGAGGCTGCTGCGTGGTTCGATGAGCACGGCGAGGAAGGCTACAACCTGTTTGTGCGCTCTGTGGTCAAGCAGGTCTTCGAATTCTCCAAGAATGAGATGGCCGGTGATCGCGGTACGATTCGCGACGATATCATGGATGTCTATCTTGTTCCGATGTTGAAGGATGGGCCTAAGTTCTTGTGGCAAAGACACAACGCGGCACCATGCGTGGGAGTGAAAACGGGCGAATTCAAAAGGCACTTCATGGATACGCTCAGGCACGTTAAGCCGAATTGGAAGCACTTGAAGAACAAGATGCTTGCTTTAGGCGCGATTGAACACGTGTTCACAGGCGGATATCCTGGCTATTTGTTTCCGAAGTTTGAGAGCATCGAAGACTTTGAACTGCGAGTCGGTGAAATCGACTTCGTTGCCGATGGAGAGTTTGGCACAGTTAAGGTCGCCAAAACGAAAGACGAAGGGTTTTGATTAACGGATTTTCTGTCGTTTGGACACAGGGTCGCCGTGCGCGGCCCTTTCTCTTTTCTGTCTAGCGTTTAATTAGGGTTTTGTCAAGGGGCTAGATTAATGTCCGGATTTCACTGTTTGCACATTGAATCTGGGTTTTTCAACTTTTCTCAACTTTGGAATGGTACATTGTGTTGGTGCTTCGCCGCTGGATTTGGACATGTCATTGCTGGGCTAAAGTTGACAGTTGACGAGTTGACCGCGACTTGACAACCATATAGCTATTCATATTCCTATACGTTACTTCTTTATATACAATTATTACAATTACTCAACTTTACACTTCAATCCTTTGCTCCGCTTGGCTTTGGTGAGGTGTGGATTTCACGTGACCTCGCGATGCTCGCACAACTGTGCTAAATACGTTCACCGCAGAGCGCGGCTAGGCAAGGCGCGGCTAGAAGTCAATAGGGTTCCGAACTTTATTTGGTCAACTTCGTCTTGTTCACCGTGTCCTCACGGACTCGATGCACGCTCCAGACGCCTACCAGGCATGCGGCAAAGTCATTGGAGCGCACACGATAAGACACGCATCGACACCACAGGACTACAGACCAAACGACCGGCGCGGCAGACCTCGCGACCCATGCGGCAAGATGGCCACTACAGACACGTACAATCGCGAACATCAGCCCTTAAGCAGACCTAACCATCATGCCAGAACGCCGACCCAAAAGCCCGCACAACAGAGGCCGTCGCCATCAGCAACCCAAGGCGCACAACCCCTGGGACAACGACGATAGCGATGAGCACGCGAGCCACGTGAGTAAAGAAGCCGAAGACTTCGCCAATGATCTGAACCCAGACCGCGATATCGTCACGACCAACGTTCTGGCAGCGGTGCACTTCCGCTCGGAGGCCTTCGCGAAGGCAAACATCAGCCACGTCAGCGACTATGCGGAATACCGCGTTATCGGTTGGAACGCGGAACGGGCATTCACGCGCGTCTTCGGAACCGACTACGCAGACCTGCACCTGTACTCGCGAATCGAAGCCCTAGAACACAACCTGGTATATCGCAAGATATTCGCAGAGAAGTTCGCAGCGGTGAAGATGGAACATATGTACGGTCCGAAGCTGGCCGTGTACGAGTTGTTGAGCTTGATGAACAACCCGTTCACAAAGTGCTCGACCAAGCTGAGTGCCATCAAGGAACTCAACGTGCTGTTCGGTATCACGGTGGTGGACGAAGCTGGACGAACGACTGCTGGAAAGACGTTGAAGGACTTCTACGGCGACAATCAACCGACTCCCGAATCCAAGCCGAAGTTGAGCACGACGAGGCACCCTGAGCCGGGTTCAGCCGAAGCAGAGGCGTTTGTGGAGGCGAATCAGCGGGCGTAAGTGCTCTTTGGACACAAATCCAATGGGCAAGGCTGGGTGGATTGGGGTTGGGGAGTACTAGGACGAGGGTAACAAGACAAAGGCCCGTAGAACACGGGCCTTTTCATTTGGGTCACGAGACCATACGGTGAATCCAGTCGTGCAGGTGCAGCACCAGACCGCCACCAGCGATCACGCCAAGAGCGAAGTAGAAGCAGTGTTCGATTATCACATCATCCGCCAGACTTCCAGCGTCTTCTCAAGCTTGGACCAAGTGTTGAGCTCCAGAGCCTTGAGCACAGCGCGAAACTTCTGGTTGGCGACATCGAGAGGCATGCCACGCGCGGTCTCTCGCCAGTCCACGTCCATGCCGACCTCATAGTTGGCGACCGGTTCCATGGTCACTGGTGGATCAGATGCAGCGTCTTCGGCGTAAGGCCGCTTCGATGGCACAACTTCGTACACGTACAACTGGACGATGAACTTGCGCTTGGGTTGGAACATCACTCATCCTTCACGATGTACGCGTTAGGAACGGACAGATCAACTTCGATCATGTCCGTGGATGCGATGAACTTGCGCTGAGCGATATCCTCAACAAACAGCTGCATGTCAAGAAGACGCGCAGCAACTTCGGCATTCGGAGCGACCACGACCGCGTACGCACCAAGCGATGAACAACGACCGACGAAGGCGTGGCAGGCGTAGACTTTGAGTGGCGCGGTCATTTGTTGTACCAGCAAACGTGAGTTGCCCATTCGGGAGGCGTCGAAAAGCAATCGACATCGGACTCCAGCACAAATCCTTCGTCGTCGTGCTTCGCCCAATGGCCGGTGCCGTCGCTAGGGATGAACGCACCACACGCAACGCATTCGTCCCAGGCGTCTTTGTGCATCAAATCAACGTGAGCGTTGGACACTTTACGGAACGTGACCATCACGCCAACCGATGCAGAGTGACGTCTTGGATGCGGAAGGATTGCGAGACGACTGCGCCCAGGTCAATCACCTTCGAGTCATCGACACCGACCAACTTGCCAGGCATCACAACCGGCACGCCAGAGGCTGCGGCCACAAAGCCATTGATGACGTCGCTGGCGGATGCGTCATCGTCCAACGTAATGTTCAAACTGAATTCCACGGTTCACTCCTTCTTCAAGTACGGCACGATGATATGCGCGATACGGTCGCGCAGTTGCTGGGTGCTATGATAGTCGATTGCGGTGTCGCGCAGTTGGTTGACGATCAGCGCGATCTGATGATCTTCAAGCGCGCGGTCCACTCGCACGCCACGTTCGTAGTGAAGGATGTCCGCGATCTTTTTGGCACGCGCGGCTGAGAAGGTGTATGTGGTTTCCTTGCCCCACTCGTCCAGCACCGCCATCGCCTCATCAGCGTTGCGTGGCATCTCGAAAGCCGGATTGAAGCGTTTGGGTGTGCGTCTGGCGACTTCGGCAAGGTCAATGACGATCGCGCTGCCATCCGCCATCTCCTTGATCGCAGCGACGGCCATCGATATCCCGCTGGCACCATTGGCGGCATTGCGCCGACGCCAGCCAAAGTCGTGCTCTTCAAGCGCATTGAACACGCACGACCAAGCACGCTGCTGTTGTTCTTGCGGCGTCTCGTTCCCGCTTGCAGGCGCAAAAAGCGTCACCGCTTTGTCGTAATCATCCTGGTCCAGACCTTTGGCCAGTGCATCGCTTACTCGCTTCTCGAATGGCGTCATGGTTCACCTCAATTGTTTCGTTCTACTCGGAATTGAACTTGGTCCGTGAGCAGGATCGGCAGCGCCTCTCCGACGAAGCCGATTGCGCTGAACTCACGGCAGTTCAGTTTGGTCATCAGCCCAGGCGTCTGTGATGCGTCCAATGGCATACGGAAGGATACGACCTTTCCATTGAACAGAACGTCACCGGGCTGAAGCTGAGAGCCACGCACCTTGAGTTTCATGGCTAGTCCTCAACGCGTGTGATCGTTACGGTTATGCGGAGTCCGAGAACGGCCAGAACTTCCTCTAGCGTCTCAGCCTTCGTGTTCTGCTCAGAGTCCAGGATGCGGTCAATTTGCTTTGGCCCTAAAGGCCATCATCCGCGCGAGTTCCGCCTTATGGATGTGGCGATTGCACATCTCATCACGGATGATGGCCTTCATATCAGTTACTATGCTCACCGCTGCAACTCCTTGAAGAAGAGTTCCATCAGTTCGGGCGTAGCGCCATCGCCATCCAGCGTGAACGTAATGGTACGGTCATAGTTGTTGACATCAACTAACCCGCCACCACCTGCCGCCTTCCACAGACGCTCCCACGCGACGTGGACCGCAACCAGCGACGCATCGGTGTACGAGATGTCATACACCAGCACGAATGAACGCAACTTCATCTCCGTTTCCTCTTCTTGGTGGCCGCTCGGATTGCGTTGGCGACCTCTGCCGAATAGACAGGAGTCGGTTGCGCATTCTCCCAGAGCGTGACTTGCACACCTGGAGCGGTGATCAAAGAAACCTTCTGCGCCAGGGCGCGGCTATCGAACTCAACCACGTAGACGCGACCGCGAAGGTCAGTTGTACGAATGGTACGCATGGTGTCCTGAAGATTGGGAAAGTCAAAGGCCCGATACTAACGGGCCTGGGTGATAGAAGGAACTGCTAATTCAAACTCCTTCTGCATCGATGCCGCACTCGCCTCCGAACGCATCGGCAACGGCGTCCGCGAGTTCGGAGATAGTCGAGAGCGCGACCGACAACGGGCCTGCGTCCGTTTTGATCTTACGGTGCACCGCAGCCACAGCCTGGGCCTCAGTGGGCTTCGTAACGCCGAACGTTACGCCTGCATCACCGTCGATGAAGAAAATGGTTACGCTCATTCTTTCGGTCCTTTGTGGCCAATCGGCCAAGCGATGTTCTTGCGCCTACGCGCGATGTCGTTCATCCTTCGACGGAACTGGCGCGTTGAGTTCGCGCCGAAGGAGTAACCCAGGGCAAACGAGACGCTGCCGACACCAAACAGCGCGGCGAGAGCGAGCGTCAGATCCATGGTTAGCGACCGTAGATGGCCTTGGAACGGGCCTTGTAGAACTCGTCACGGTCCTTGTCGCCCATCACAAATACCTTGAAGTTGGTCCACAACGAAGAGCCGCGAACGGACACCTGCGTCACGTTTTGCGCAACGTCCGTCCGGAAGTCGCAGCCAGCAGCGCTAAACTCCACCCAGTCGATCTCAACGGCGTGCTCGACCGGTCCGAAGTACGCGATCACCTTGTTTACGAGGCGCGGCGACTCGTCATCAAACTCGCGGACGGTGATCACGCGGCACGGCGTTCCGTAGTCGCGGGCGCAAACTTCGGCGTAGGCCGTAGCCATCGTGCGGTTCGAAACTACGTCATCGCAGTCGATCCACTGGGCGTTAGCCGGATCGTTCGTGCCGTTGATCTGCTTGAGTTGGACGGTGTATTTCATGGCGTTTAGCTCCTGGTTTAAATTAGAGATCGTAGTCAACGATGAACCAAAGGAAGACTCCGATAAAACCATCCGACATCAAGGCAGGAGCGCCAATTGCGCCGCCGAAGTCGTCCATACCAAAGTAGTCGTCCATCTCGCTTCCCTTTCGTTTCGTTCACCAGAGACTTCATTATGAAGCATAGTGAACGTTCCGTCAAGCACTTTCTTCACAAAGCACTAAATATTTTTGAACTCGTGCTTCGAGCCGTCCGAGTAGTACTCAGTGGCCACGTACACGCCGCCGTTCTCGAAGACGACAGCCGCACGACTAGCCGCGCGCTGGCGGGCCACGGTCGGTCCGAGTTCTGCCGCATCGTAGGTGCACGAGCAGTTCGCCAGCGGCGTCTTTTCGTTGGTCCAGGCCAGCCGGATTTTGGTCAACGTCTTGGACATCTAATTACACTCCAAAGGTAAGCGGGGTGGGCCTTCGACCGCGCGTAGGAGCGCGGCTGCAAGGGATTCGGGAGAGTCCGCGCGTAGGCAGAGGCGTTCGTACGCCCCTTGGCCATAGATCGCTACGAACTGGCGGACGATGGATGCGTTCACTTCGGCTCGTAACGGCGCGAGACGATTTCCATCGCCTGCTCTTCGTTTTCGGCGTGGAACGTAAGCGCGAAGCCGTCGATGGAAAGCTGATGGCCTTCGCGGTCGTAAAAGGCGATCAGCTTTCCGTTTGCGTCGCGAATCGCGCCGTTCTCATACGCGATGTGCTTAACTTTGATCATGGCGTTTAGCTCCTTGGGTTAAAGTGAAAACTGCGCCAGAGAACCGATTATCTCTGACGCAGCCTGGAAAGTAAAGCAGTTTTCTTCATCGGTGTAAACACCGATAGATTTAGAACCGATAGTTCAGCATCACCATGTGCGTGCCGGTGACGAGTCCGGGTGTGCCGGTGCTCCAGTCAGCGCGCACGTTGTAGTAGCGATACGAGAGCGCCAGCGGACCTTTCGACACTCGCGCGCCGACTACGTAGCCGAATTGCGCCTTGGGGACGTGCTGGAAGTGGTCCCAGTTGTTCCCAAGGTCATACAACGACTCGTGCCACGTCTGCCAGTACACCCAGTAGCCGCCTTCAGCGCCGAACCGATACCCATTCCACGTATAACCGACATCCAGCGTCAGCGGAATGCCCTGCACGTGCCCAAAGCCGTTGAAAGGCGAGTAACGCATATCAGCAGGCTTGTTGACGACGCGATGGGCAATCGGGTCATAGTTCGCATCCGGAACGCCGTCAACCGAAGCCTTTTGCTGTCCATAATAAACGTAGGACAGGTGATAATCGACGCTCCACGGACCGTTTTCGTACACGCGACCGGTGACGCCGACGAGGAACGCTTTGGTGTCCTTCGTCTCCTTGTTATTCGGCGCACCCTGCTGGATCCACGTACCGTCGCCCATGTCGCTGGACATTGCCCAGCCAGCGCCGATCTCAGGGCGGAAGAGGTCTTGGGCCTGCGCAGCGGATGCAACAAGGGTCGCGGCGATCACTGCGAACTTCAGGTGTTTCATGTTGGTCTTCTCTTAAGTGGTTGTGTGAGCTAATCATAATACCAAACTCGTGTACGTAGCTCACACACTAAGAGTATTTTGACTACTCTTCCAAGTACTCCACAAGAACTCCGTCACGGTCCATCAGCTGCTTTTCGAGTACATTGATGCGACGGTTGAGTTGAAGCACTTCCAGCGTCAACTCTCGGTTGTACTCAGCAGGCAGCAATTTCATAAATTCCGCCACGAAGAGGCGTGCGCGTTGCCGGGTTTGCTTGGCGTTCATGCGATAGTCGGAAAGTGGGAGCGACGATAGGCCACAGCCGCAATCGCTGCTGCCTCGCGCTCGCGCCAGACCGTTCGCGCAACACAATAAGCCTCTTCCTTTGTTGCGTGCCCTTGGACGGCGTGCGATGTTGGTCCGACTCCCATGACGTGGTAGACGAAGAAGCAAGACCACGCTCCGCCGACCATGCGCAGGTGCGGACGATGGGTGAGTTTATCTGCTTGGATGCAGAGCCGTGCTAAGGTGTTCACAGTGCTAACTCCAGTTGCTGGACCGGCATATCCGGCCACTCGTAATTGCCGCGCTGGGCGTTCGGCTTCCAGTGGATGACGCGCATGTTGTAGTGCACGTGCAAGCCGCTGACGATGGTCGTTCCGTTGTACTTACCGATCAACGGAACGATGTGATCAACCACGTGGAGTTCGCCAGTCTCGCGGGTAAGGCGGCGCGCTTCGTTGTACAGCGCTCGGATGGCTTTACGATCTGCCCAAGGAGGTCTGCGACGACGCTCCTGGGCGCGGCGTACGGCACCCTGCTTACCGTGCGGCCTGGCCAACTCGCGCTGCTTCCGGATAACAAAAAGCGGACCCGCATGGAATCCGCCTTCGAGTGGAAGTGGTGCTGTCAAAAAGGTCACTGAGCCTTATCCTCGCGCGCCTTCGCCAGCAACTCTGCGCCGTACTCGTCGCTGTTCCACTTCTTCCACCGCATCGCAATTCGCGCGATGACGAATCCCAGCGCGAACGATACCAGCAGCCAGATAACCATGATGCCTGCTAACTTCGCCAACGTTTCGTTATCCATAATTCATCTCCTCAAGCCATGCGGGGTCTATGAAGTAATCCTTATCACCATCTTCACGCTTCGTTCCGTCCGCTCTGTACCAGCAACGAAGCGAACCTTTCCGATGCATCGCGCCGGTCATGTTTCCGGCCCAAGCGTATCCGGTGCACATGCAACCCATCGCGCGAGTATTGCGCCGGTTCATCCAACCGTCAACGCGGAACGTCCGTTTGCCGCAGACTCGACACTTCGGAAGATGCTGGTACATATCCGGATGCTTAGGCAGCACGCGGCGCGTATCGCAGTGCCGACACCTGCAGTGGACACGGCTCATTTCTTCGTATCACTCTCAGCCAGGACCGATGTAACGCCGACGAAGGCGATCAAGACCAGGATCACGAAGAGAATGAACCCGCCCCAAGCGCCTGCCGTGTGAACCGTCGCCTCAGCTGATTCGCTCGACGCGTGGACGGCTCCGTGCGCAGCTACGCTAAGTGCGATGTGAGCAGCGCTGACCATTATTCGGCCTCCTTACCAACTGGCTGCGCGCCTTCGCTGAACTCGTGCACTCGCGGCCTGATCCACGTATTTGCCGCGCATCCGATGTGATAGAAGGCTTGACCTGCCTTCACCTCATCGCCTTCTCGTATCGCCCTTTCGCACTTGGCGCAGTTCATTATCCGCATTGCTTTCTCCGCGTGGTTTACCTTCCGGCCTTCTCACAAATTCTACTTCAGCAGGGTGTAGATAACTCGCACACAGAGTCCGCTTGTTGATAATAAAAACGAGGTCTAGGCGCTCGAAAACGCACAAGACCTCGCATGGTGATTCCTGATGTTTGACGATGTCGCCTGGCTTCAGCACGGACTTCACCAGTCGGTTGTATAGCCGTCGCCTTCGATAAAGACGCTCAACGGCTCCAGTATCACTCCGCCAATCTCTTTGGACAGCAGATCGACGCCACTGCGACGAACACGCGAGCGTATGCCGTCATATCCGCCATCGTACGCATACACCTTGACGGTTTGCCGGTACTCTTCAGGGATGCGCATTAGGGCATCGATCAAATCCTGTGCCGTCATCTCGTCGCTCTCGTGCAACGGCTTGCCGATAGCTTGGATTGCCATATCAAATCCCGTTCAGGTTCACAACAGCGTAAGGACGCCGAATCACCACACCATTCTCCATCCACCAATGACGAACGGGACTGTGCTCCCATCGCTTGCGTTGGACTCGTCGCGAGCAGCGATCATGGACGATCATCCACTCCAGCTGCTGTTTTAGCGCCTTCGCGCGCTCTTCCGTCGCGCTCGCGTCCGCGTACGCCTTTCTGTAGGTGTCGATTTTCGCGGCAGACATAGCGACCGCGATGATTGCGACATTGTTGTCGAAGTCGTCCATATCATTCGTCCACGTCATCGAAGACCGAGCGGGACGCGGAGCCGTCCGCGCGAATATCCATCATTGTTCCGTCAGCGGTGAAGTAGCACCTTCGGCCTTGCTCCAACGCCAGGCGCTTCTCACACTCGTTGTAGACCTCTGCGGCCTTGCGCTTGTCGCCGTCTTCGAGCGCGCCGTAAAGCTGCGATCCTGGCGCTGCCCAGGTGTCTTTGAACCGCTTGCACTTATCGTGGTTGACCGGCATCACCGAACTCCGCAAGTCTGCGTGGTATCGATGATGTAATGCGCGTGTTTATGATCGCAATTGGAGACGTTGTTGACGATGGTTATCTTTGTCGCTTCGTTCTCCATCACGGCACGCTCCAGCGCCTTGATATACTCTGCCGCGTGCTCGACAATCGAAACGACGTTCTTGACGCCTGCGTTCGCGTCAGCGATGTCGAGCAGAGCCTTGACCACGTGAACCGGCTTGCCTACTTTCGCGCTCTTAACCTTGGCGCGGCTGAAGTCAAAGGTCATGCTTGCTCTCCTGCGAGGGTTTCGATATGCGCCTTGAACTGGGCGCGCGACTTGTCGCTGGTGACCAGGTAGTGGTCCGCGAGTTCCAGAACGGTCTGGACACTTAGGCCACCACCTTGGCGTTTGTAGTTGTGCAGCGTTCCTTCAACGGACGCCTCTGCATGGGCCGCAGCAGAGGCCTCTGCGAAGTATGTGGTTGACTGAGCCTCCATCAACTCGCGTTCGATTATGTCGATTGGGTTGCTGACGAGAGACGTTCCGCGCGTAGCTTGCAACTCTCGGATGTGGTGGGGTGCGCCGTTCAGCGCGTTGATGATCTGCGCCAAGGCAAAAGAGGACACTGAGACCTTCTCAGGCAGGGGACGGCTGAATCTTGACATTGCGGTGCTCCATAGGGCTGCGGATAAAAAGAAGGCGCGAACCCAAGGAAGGAAGTTCGCGCCCATCAAACGAGGGGCTTACAACGACTCACATCAACTGCGAGATAATTGTAAGCCCGATTCAGTGACGTTCCGTTACACTGCACCAGAGTTTTTCACCATGTCGTTTTCGGAAATAAGTTTGCCTTCCGAATTGATCCAGGCGACCTCATCGCCGTTCTGGATCGACACGGCACAGCGCTTCTCCTTCGCGTTGGCGACGATGGAGCGCGCGACCCAGCCTTGTTCGCCCGCAACGCGGAGCGCTTCTGCCTGGACTTCCGTCATGTAGTGCGGCGCTGCCGTCCGGATAGCCTTCTGTTGCGCTGAAGCCTTCTTGCTCTTCTTCGTCGGAACGCCAGTAACGCGAAGGACTTCACGTGCGGTCGTATGTGCAATCATGATCAATCTCCTTAAGGTCGTATCAAAGTGGGTTAGTCAATCTATTTCCTGCACTATGAGTATAGGTGAGAATCAAAAAAATACCCGACATTTCTGCCGGGTGAATACACCTAGAAAGACTTTGGGGAGTTTGGTGCGCTAACGAACGGAGCGCTGGACACTTAGATCACCTTATCAGACTCCGCGAAAAGGGAATTCAGCGTGCGCACGAAACGCAGGTGCTGGTTGGACTTCTTGGAGAAGCCGTCTGCCGTCCGCTCGAATGCGTCGCGCGAATCGGCTTGGAATGTTCGGCTGGATGCCTTCTTCTGGAGATCGGATGCGCGGTGGGCGTAGTCGTTGGCCTGATCGAAGTGCCATTGGCGCAGCTCGCGAAGCGCGGCGAGGTCTTCAGGCTTGGGTTTGTCCAGCGCGAGAACGATCTGGCTGGCCAGGAGTGCCTTTGCTGCCTCTCGGACCGCTTCGCTGCTATCCTCGTGCCCATGGCCGATCAGAAGCCCAGCAGCGCCAGCGAGACGGCGCGAGAGTGAAACGAGTACGGCGTTGTTCATAGTGCTGGTGAAGTCCTGGCGAGACGGTTGTTGTCTTCGATTCGACGGCGATGAGCAATGGCGATGGACTTGTCCAGATCGCCACTCGGATGGGCATAGCCTTTTCCGGGCGTATCGGGAAAGCGGACAAACCAGAATCCGCCCCATCCTTGCCGCGCTCGCGGCTTAAGGGTTTGCGCGTGCTGAGGGTTTAGCATAGTCATAGTAATTGGGCTTAACGAAACGTCCGATAATACGCTGGCAAGCCAGGCCCAGAAGGCCACCTACGGCGATAGTAAGCATGGCGCTGTCCATTGCGGTGAGTACTTCGATGAGGTTGTCCATGATTCCGTTCCTGACTGGGCCTGGAGGGTCCGGAAGACCGGACCCGTTCCAACTAGCTTACTCTGCTACTTGTACGATGGTGAAGACATACTTCTTGCCGTTGTGCTCGAAGGTCGCGCCTTCGCCCTGGTCGCGGTGAGACTCTTTCAGCTTCAGGCGGAACCGGATGTGCTTGTTGTCCGGCAGGCGCAGGGCGCGGAAGGCTTCGCGAGTCGATTTGAAGATGCCGACCGAGTTGCCGTCCAGGTTCACTTCGACGCCATCACGCGTCAGGCGAGCGGCGCGGATATCCGAGTCAACCCACGAGGCCGCAACGCCGTCGCTGTTCGAAGCCTTCGAAGACGACGACTTGGCGACCGGCTTCGTGCCTTCTGATTTGGCGCGCTCGTTGGCTTCGTTCAGCGCGGCGAGGGTCGTTTGAAGAACGTTGAAGGCGCTGTGGCTCTTGGCGGCGCGGTTGGCCGCAACTTCCGGGTCTTCCTCTTGCTCTTCCGGTGCACCGTCAGCGACCATGCCGTTGGCGTCAAGGGGCATCTCACTCAGGTTGGTGGTCGTAGCGCCTTCCTGCGAACCGCCTTCATTTTCGAGCGCTTCGGCAGCAGCGTCCATCTCAACGTCGCCGTCCGGATTCGGGATGGTGCCTTCAGGGGTTTCTTCGTCAGGGAAGTGGGATGCGATCTTTTCGACCAGATCGGCAACGCGCTTTTCAGCGGTCTTGCGGTCCGCGAACTTCTTGATTACCGTGCCGTCCGGAAAGCGGACGATGTTCAGGTTGTAGAACGCGACGAGGTCAGCCGTTTTTGCTTCGGTGATGTTGATCGTTGACATTTTACTGCTCCTTTCTAGGTTCTTTCTGGGTTCCGCGCTTCGTTCGTCAGCGCTTAAACAGGAGTATGAAGCACAAAACCACAGTGGGCAAGAGATTTTTGTGACTCAGTGGAGGAAAGTGACTT